CTTTCCTGACATATTATCTGGTTGGAACACGGACTTTTTCGATTTTCCTTACCTTATTAATCGTATTAACAATATTCTTGGTGAAGAGCAATCAAAGCGTTTGTCTCCTGTAAAGAGTTTATGGTGCCGTAAAGGTATCTTCGTTAAGGGTCAAGAATTAGATCGCTGGTACATACATGGTGTATCAGCAATGGATTACCTTGAAGTATATAGAGGTTTTGCGCGTGGTTTGTTAGAGTCTTATGCTCTTAACTTTGTAGCACAACATGAACTGGGAGAAGGTAAACTAGCTATCAATGCTACCAACCTAGCCTCTCTTTCTACTAACGATTGGAATAACTTTGTTGATTATAACATACAAGACGTTGATCTGTTAGTACGAATGGAAAAGAAATTACAGTTCTTTAAAATCATTCGTATGTTAGCTTATAAAGGTTTAACGTCGTTTGAAGCTGCTTTAGGTAAAGTATCTATTGTTACCGGGTGTGTTGCTTTAGAAGCATATAAACACGGTATGATTATACCTACTTTCGTTGAAGGACCAATTAGAGAAGAAGTACCAGGTGGATTTGTTAAAGACCCTGAAAGAGGTTTGCAGAAGTCAATTGTAAGTTATGACGCTAACTCACTATACCCTAGCACTATCATTACCCTGAATATATCCCCGGAGACAAAGGTCGGTAAGATAGTTAATAAAGATGATAATGGGGTTACAGTACGTCTAGCTTCAAATAAAAAAGACTTTAAAATGTCTAACGAGCAATTTGTACAATTTGTACAAGTAGAGAAGCTCGCTATATCCAAAGCAAATGTACTTTACACTCAAAAGAAAAGAGGTGTAGTGCCTTCTTTAATTGATAGTTTATACAAAGAGCGAATTGTAAACAAAAACCAATATGTTAGTTTAAAGAAAAAATTAAGCGACCTAACCCCTGATACAGATGAATACAAAACGTGTAAGTTTAATATGGAACGAGCTGACACCATACAGCATGTCATCAAAATTCTTCTCAACTCTATCTACGGTGTTTTTGCTAATAAGTTTAGCCCTATTTGTGATAGTGATCATGCTGGTAGCATCACTCTTACTGGTCAGTCGGTGGTTAAGCAAGCATCTGATATTATTGATCAATACGCTAAAGAAAAACTAGGCTATACTGGTAAGTCATTAACAATCTATAACGATACGGATAGTACTCACGTCACTATTCAACCGTTATTAGATATAATGAAGCTAGACATATTAACTAACAATAAAGTTAATAAAGAGGGGTTAAAGTTTATTGACGACGAATTAGGGGTATACCTTAATAAAAACATTGAACAGTGGGCTAAAGATGCTCTTAACTCTACAGACCCTCGTTACTATTTTAAGAGAGAATCTATTTGTGATGTAGGAGTATACCTAGAAAAGAAACGGTACATTATACACGTTTTAAATGATGAAGGTGCTAATGTAAACAAATTCAAGTATGTTGGCGTTGAAATTGCTCGTTCTACCACACCTAAAAAAGCTAAAGAGTTAATTAAAAAGGTTATTGAGAACAGTCTACTAATACAGGATCAAAACAAAGCAAATGCTCTTTATAGAGAAGTATACGAAAACTTTAAAAGTCTTTCTATTGACGATGTAGCTATTAGAGGTGGGTTGAGTGATATAGAAAAACACGAAGTAAGAGCGGAAGGGTTTAAAATTGCAAAAGGAACTCCTAACCACGTAAAAGGCGCTATTTGGTACAATCAATTACTCAAACACCGTAATTTGGATACAAAATATGAACGTATTACGTCTGGTGGTAAGGTAAAAAAGATATATATTGCCCCTAACAAGTACAATATTGACACTCTTTGCTTTCCAGTAAGCTTTCCACCAGAATTAAACGATTTTCATGTTGATTATGAAGAAATGTTCAATACAATCATCGTCACACCAGTAAAAGCTGTATATAATGCACTTAACTGGCATTTACCTCAACTTAACAATCAAGCACAAACCGACTTATTTGATTTATTCACATGATTAAGATATCACACGAATCTCCTTTAAGTATGTTAGAGATATCTCGTACATACAACGATTACTGCTATGCACTCGTGCACCTCTTTGAAACTCACCCGCAATATTACAAGTTTTTTGAGGATAGTGTTAAAGGTGGTAGACACGTTTTATTAGATAACTCTATCTTTGAACTAGGTACATCTTTTGACCCTAAACGTTATGCTCACTGGATACAAAAGCTTAATCCTACAGAATACATTATACCAGATGTATTAGAAGACTGTCAAGGTACTATTGATTCAGCTAAGAAGTGCTTATGGAAAGATTGGGACTTTGTTAGTAGTTCTAAGACTATTGGAGTTGTACAAGGCAAGACATATGGGGAACTAGTTAAGTGTTATGTAGCTTTAGATCAAGAAATAGGTGTAGACAAATTAGCTATTTCATTTGACTATTCTTATTATCTTAAAGCATTCCCTCACCCTAACAAGTGGGTATCTTATATGATGGGTAGAGTAATGACTTTAACACAGTTAATGAACGACGGTATTATTAATAAAGATAAACCCCATCATTTATTAGGTTGTGCTCATCCGAGAGAGTTTAGCTTTTATCAAAGCCCGCAATACTATTGGATAGAAACCCTAGATACTTCTTCTCCTATTGTACACGGTATTAAGAGAGTAAGATATTCTGATGTAATAGGTAATTGGAAGAAAGAATCCACTAAACTTGTAGATCTTTTAGATGTAGTACCAGATGAAATACAGGAGAGAATTATTGCAAGTAATCTGATACAGTTTAGAAACTACGTTAATGGATGACTACATTAGAAGCTATAACCAACTCCGTTTATGCTAACTATCCCCATCTCCTGGCAGATAATATTACTATTAGGGATTATTATTTTTGGGATTGTATTAAGAATCAAGAGTTGCCGGTAAGAGAGCTATCTGATGTCAAACCTTACCTAATAAAACACGGTATTGTTGATTTTACACTTGTTATTTTCTTTAGTGATAATACAATAGGGTTCCGTCTTAACCTATGAAACGCACTTTAATCTGGAAAACCTTTTTCTCTCAGAGTGGATCTGAAATTTACGAAATATCTACAAAGATAGGTCGTTTTCCGGATGCAATTATTACTAATAAAAGTTTTAATGATTTAGATAAAATTAACCCTAACCTTCTTGAGAGATGTTTTGATCGGTTTATTTTTTTACCAAATAAGCCGACTGTAGAAGAGTATAGAGAAGCTATAAGACATGCAGATGTTATTACACTACACGGTTTTCTTCGTATTGTACCACAGGAAATTTGCGGTAAGTTTAAGATATATAACGGTCATCCAGGACTTATAACTAAATTTCCAGAATTAAAAGGTAAAGACCCACAAGCTAAAGTATGGCAAACATATCCCATTAAAAAGTATAACACACATGGTCATGTTATTCATGAAGTTATACCTGAAGTAGATGCAGGTAGAGTTGTATCTGAAATGCGTTTTAGTACTGGAGATCTTTATACGGATTTTAAAAGCGTGGATTTATATATTGAGCATTTACATAAACTGTCAATTGATAATTGGGTTGGCTTTATGGGCAAAAGCCTATTAAATAATAAACTATGAGAACAAACTATAAAGCTACAATTTGTGGCGCTCATTCACAAGGTAAAACTACTTTAGTAAAAACTCTAAAGGGAGATTTGTTTTTAAACGACAATCATTTCTCTTTTAGAACTAATTTAACTAGAGGGTTAAAAGACTTGAATGTACCTATTAATGAGGGTGGTACTTCTCTAACTCAATACTTGGTAATGGCTAGACATTTAGAGTATGGATTGACTCCAGGTAACTGGGTTTTAGATAGAGGTGCTTTAGATGGTATTGCATATACGACTTATTTTTATGAAAAAGGACAAGTTAATAAAGAAGTATATCAAGCTGCTTTATCTGTATACGAAGAATTACTAAAGGTTTATGATAGAATATTTTACGTTGTACCTGAACTTGATATTAAAGATGACGGTGAAAGAAGCACAGGTAAAGAGTTTTTTGATGGGGTTGTAAAGCAGTTTGACTTTTATTTAAAGCATCATTCAATGCCTGCTAATAAACTCGTTTACGTTATGGGAACAGTTGAAGAAAGAACTAAAATTATAACTAATACAATAACAAAAGATTTTACTAATGAGCTATAATACTAATAACATTGACAAAGTACTTGGACAGAGAGTAGATTCTCCTACCACGTATACACCAGAGATTTTGGTGCGAGAAGAGCGCCAACGTAACCGTACTTACCTTGATCTTAAGAATGGTTTCTTACCCTTTGTAGGTTACGACATTTGGAATGGTTATGAATGTAGTGCATTAACAGATAGTGGTCTACCTGTTACTTGCGTGGCTAAAGTAGTTTATTCTGCTGAAAATGATTTCATTGTAGAATCTAAGTCAATGAAACTATACTGGAACTCATTTAATATGCAGAAGATGGGTAAGAATACCAAAGAAGTACTTAAAAATATTAAGCAAACAGCTTCTAAAGACTTATCTTTATTATTAGAGACTGACGTTAAAGTAGAATTGTATTCTCAAATTACAGATCCTGAAACTGAAACAGATAGAAAAGTCTGGTTTTCAGATCATAGTGCTAATATTTGGCGTCCATTAGAACAAATTAAAAGTGCAGAGAAAATTAAGTTTACCGTATTTAACGAGAATGCTGATCTGTTAGTAGCTAACGAAACTGAATCAACAGAGCAACACTTTTATATGAGTACTCTATTACGTTCTAACTGTAAGATTACAAAGCAACCAGATTCGGGGGATATTTTTATTTATTATAAAGGTAATAAAGCAGTTACAGAGCAATCTTTATTAGAGTGGATCGTTTCATTCCGTAATGAATGTCACTTCCATGAAGAAATTTGTGAAGCTGCTTATAAACGCCTTTGGGACTTATTACAACCAGAAGAACTTATGGTAACTTGCTACTATGCAAGACGTGGTGGATGGGATATTGTTCCTACACGGGCATCCCATAAAAAACTACTTAACAGGTATCTTATTAACGCAAAAGCACCTTACTTTAAGTTTCCTCGTCAATAACCTTGATTAAATTAAAAACTATATTAATATAACTATATGAACCCAGATCAAATTATCGTTTACCTAGACAGTATTCAACGTACTATTGTTGCTACATTTGTAAGCCAAGATGATAGTAGTGTTACTATTACTAAGCCAGCTATTCTTAACGTAGCTCCTACACAAGAAAAGAAACTACAAGTACAATTATATCCTTTAATGTTTAGAGAGTTTTTTAAAGACAGGGATGCATTTCCAACTTGGACACTTAGTAAAACACAGATTACTCTTGCTTCTAATTTAGAGCTTGAGCCAAATCTTATTGGTCAATACACAGAAATGTTTAAACCATCTAACGCTCAACCAGCTCCTACCATTAAGCTTTTTGACGCAGACGGTAACTAATATATGTCCCGTAAACAATCAACAGCAGAGTCTAAGGTTTCAGAAACCAAGACTTCTTCTTTAAAAGATATTTTTGAAGCAGTAGACGCACTGAATGCAGATGCGTCTATGCTATCAGAAGATAACTCTCTTTCTATTGTAGGAGACTGGATTGATACCGGTTCTTATGCTTTAAATGCAATATTTTCCGGTTCTCTTTATAAAGGTATACCTGTCGGTAGAATAACTGGTTTTTCTGGTCCTTCGGGAGCAGGCAAGACTCTTATTGTTAATAAGATTATTGCTAATGCCCAGAAAAAGGGTTATTTTGCTGCGGTATGGGATACTGAAGCAGCTGTAGACAAACAATCAGCTGAAGGTGTAGGTATTGACCCTAAACGCTTAAAATACTATCCAGTAGAAACAGTAGAGGATTGCCGTAACCAAATCGCTACATTTTTAGACAAGATTATTGCAGCTAATGATCCAAACTTAAAGGTTATTATAGCTATTGATAGTCTTGGTAACTTAGCAAGCGCTAAAGAGCTTCGCGACGTTACAGAAGGTAAGGATGCAGCAGATATGGGTACAAAGGCTAAAGCAATGAAGTCTATGATGCGAGCTTTAACGTTTAAAGCAGCTAAAGCTCGGGTACCTATTCTTTTCACTAATCACATTTATGATAACCCAACTTCACTCTACCCTGAATTGGTTAAAAAACAGTCCGGTGGCTCTGGCCCTGTTTATCTTGCTTCTTTGTTGGTTCAGCTTGCGACTAGAAACGAAAAAATTGATAAAAACGAAGAAGAAGAATCAATTGCAGTAGCTCACAATGTAAGCGGCGTTACACTATCAGCAATGACAGTGAAAAATCGTTTTGCACCACCGTTTTTAAAAGCTGAATTGTATAACAACTTCCGTACTGGATTGAGTCGTTATGCAGGCTTAAAAGACATGGCTGTAGCATTTGGTGTTATTCAACAGACGGGTTCAACCTTTCAGTTTAACGGAGAGAAAATCGGTTATGCTAAAACTTGGGAGAATGATACTAAGTTTTGGGATGAAAAAGTAATTCCAAAGTTAGAAGAAACTCTCAAAGAAAAGGTTCGCTATGGAGGAGCATTAGATGCTCCTACAATTGATGAGCCTAAAATAGAAGAAACTACAGAATAATTAAAAAAAGCTAAGGGAAACCTTAGCTTTTTTAATGAAATAGGTTATAATAACTACGTGAAGAGTAAACTACCAGTCAATACAGATTTTTTTGAGAACGTCATTGCATACAATGCTCTTACTAACTCTTATTACACTTCTTTAATATTTGATCATTTGTTACCAGAGAACTTTAAATCTCCTGGTAATAAACTTGTTATTAATATTATTAAAGACTTTTACTCTAAACGTAAATGTTTACCTACAGTTACAGAAATCAGAACATATATTCCTAAAGAGGAAGATGTTAAGCTTTTTAAAGATACCTTATTAAGTTACAAACAATTTGATAATAAAGGTAATATTGAAGAGTTAATTAATAATACAGAAGTTTACTTCAAAGAAAAAGCTGTACATAATGCTATATTAAAGATAGTAGAAGATGTAACTAACGATAAATCTGATTACGGTAAATTTTTACAAGTTTTTGAAAAAGCTTGTAATATATCGCTTGTTAGTGATGTAGGTTTAGACTTTTACGGTCAGTATCAAAAGATTATTGATGAGTTAGGTGCACCTAATGAAACTATACCAATAGGCTGGGATTTTATTGATAATAAAATCGGTGGTGGTTTAGCTAAACGTGGTAGAGCATTGTATTTGTTCTTAGGACCGACTAATGTAGGTAAGTCTATATTTTTAGGTAATATTGCAGCTAATATGGCTGCTAGAGGTCTTACCACTGTTCTTATTTCTCTTGAAATGCCTGAAATGATGTATGCAAAGAGAATTAGTAGTCATTTATCTAAAATTCCAATTGGGGAAATACAACAACAAATTAAACCGTTAGAGAATTTCTTTATGAGTGTTACAGATACTCATAAACAGAAACTACTTATTAAAGAATTCCCACCAAAGAGTATTACAATCGGTGGCATTAAATCTTACCTTGAATCTTTAGTTAAAAAAGGTATTAAACCGGATATTCTTGTAATAGATTACCTTGGTTTAATTAAAGCTAGTAGCGGTGATAACTCTTATGAACAGGGTAAGAACACAGCAGAAGAACTAAGAGCACTGTCTTATTTCTTTAATGTGCCTATAGTTAGTGCAATTCAAACAAACCGTGATGGTATGGAAAAGCCTGGGTTAGAAAACGTATCCGAATCTCTAGGTGTTGCATTTACTGCTGATGTTGTTTGGTCTATTCATCAAGAACAAGGCGATCAAGATCTCGGACTTATTCGTTTGGGATGTATTAAGAACCGTGTTGGACCTAAACACACACCAGAAACAATGAGAATTGACTATAGCACTTTATCTTTAAAGGTAGAAAAAGAATACAGTAAAGATGCCAATAACAATTCAAATGAAGATGAAATGATGAATTTAGAAAGAAAGCTGGAAAATATTACTAAGATAGTTAAATAACCATTGTGAATCCCAACAACATATATGTTTTTACAGATATTGACCTAGACGGTGCAACTAGTCTGTTAATATTGCATTGGGCATTAAAGTCAAAGCTAGGAGACATTAAATTTAAAGCCTGCACTGTTAGTACTTTTAGAAAAGAGTTCTTAAAGTGGCTAGAAGATGATAGTTTTGACAATTATGATAATGTTTTGTTTCTAGACTTAGATACAAGTAGTTGTGTTGACTTAATCGATAACAAAAAAGCTATTATTATTGATCATCACCTCACACATGTAAACAATAAACATAACTATAAAAACGCTACCGTAGATGTAGTAGAAACGTCTTCTTGCGCTAAGAAAATATATATTCACTTTAAATCACTACTTAAAGATTCTTTAACACCTGCACAAAAGTACCTTATTGCTCTTGCTGATGATTATGATAGCTATCAGTTTAAATTAAAAGAATCTTACGACATTAACTGTTTGTTTATTAACACTCAACGCACTTTAGATATGACTAGAGTGCATAAGTTTATAGAACGCTTTTATAACGGGTTTGATAGTTTTAACACGTTTGAAGTTAATATTATTAAAGATCACATTACAGGTAGAGATAACACCATTAAGAATTTAGAAGTGTACTCAGGTAATGTTAACATTAGTAAGCAACCTATTTATATTGTAGGTACTACTGGCAATAAGTATGTTAATGATGTGTGCGATTATCTTCTCAAGAAATTCCCTGCAGATATTGTATTTTTTGTTAATGCTTCTAGTTCTCACGTCTCTTTTAGAAAAAAGAAAGAATGTACTGTTGATTTGTCTAAACTTGCTAACAAACTATGTGACGGTGGTGGTCATGAATATGCAGCCGGTGGTAAGATTACCGAAGGCTTTATGGAATTCGTTAAACAATTAACCCCTATTCAACAATAATGTCTGGTGTAATTGGAGCATTAGAAAGCGCAGTACTTGAAACCCCAATGGGGGCTTTAATTGAAGAGGAAATAGAAAACGAAATTCTTAAATTTTGTTCGTTTTGCTCAATTATACACAATAAAAAACTTAATAGCGTTGCAGTATTTAGTTTAATCATTAAAAACAAAATATACAAGAAAGTTTTTATGCGCATGGTACAAATTGATAATGAGAAGGAAGCAATATTGCTATTTTTAAAGCATAATTCTAACCTTTGTCGTAGCAAAGTTGTACGAGAGGTACTACAATCGTAGTGAATGAACATACCCGAAGTTTACAATACGTTTCTTGGAGTCTCTAGAGGCTCTAAAAACAAACCTTGGAAACCACGTAAAGACTTTGAAGGCTTTGAAAAAACACCAGACGGCATCTTATGTGCACGTTTAGTATTGTTTTTTAAAAAGTTTCCGCAAATAGACCCTAAAGAGTTTTTTAAAGCTCCGTATGTTATATATAAAGACGAGGATTTATTTCCTCTTAATTTTTATACCACTCAAAAAGCAATAGCTGTTTGGAGTATAATGCAAAAGCAAAAGCTAGAAGAATCGCCTGATACTGAAGGGCAAATAGAGGATATCAAAAAATCCTTAAAGTACCTAGCTGTTACGTGTTATAATGAAAAGATTACTTTAAATCAGTATGCTAGTTCCAAAAAGGGCTATACGTTTAGACCATTTGTGGATTATGCAGACAAATTAATTAATATATACGTGTTAATTAAGTTGCCTTTTTTCGAAAATAACTTAAACTCACTTAACCTTCAAGATAAAGAACTATACTTAAAAGATGTAGCTTTTAACATTTCAAAATATAAAATGCGAATAGTTACTTCTACTAGAGCAAAGAACTTAATTGATGAAGGTCTCAAACTACTAACTAATAAAATTAATATTGATTAACTTATATACTATAATAAAATAAAATTATGAAACCTACATTCAATCCTAATATGTTCGAAAGCATTAAAAATGCTTTAGAAAGCGCTAAAACAAAAAATGCAGATAGCAACTTTAGAAATATCATTTCAATTGCTAAGCCAGGTAATTACCTAGTTCGTTTATTACCTAACACTAGCAACCCTGCAGAGACCTTTTTACATTATTTTCATCATGGCTGGAACAGTGAGCGAGATGGTAAGTATGTAAGCATTACATCACCAAGCACTTGGCATGAACGCTGCCTAATCAGTGAAGCTTATTTTAAGATCTTAAGAGATGGCACAAAAGAAAATCAAGAAAAAGCTAAAGCTTGTCTTCGTCGTAAAGAAAACTGGTATGTAAACGTTTATGTTATTCAAGATCCTAATGAACCAAAGAATAACGGTACTGTAAAGATTCTTCGTTATGGTAAGCAGTTAAACGAAATTATTAATTCAGCTATTAGTGGAGACGATTCGCAAGAATTCGGTGAAAAGATTTTTAAGTTAGATGAAACTGGTTGCACGTTCCGTATTAAAGCAGAACAAGTAACTGATAAGCCAGGTGCACCTAAATATCCAAAATATACTGCTTCTAAGTTCCTTTCTCCAGGACCTATTGAAGGTTTTGATGAAAGTAAGATTCCTGAAATTTATAATAGTACATATGATCTGAATACATTGGTTGAACATAAAACACCTGATGAAATTCAAGAATTCCTTAATATTCACTTTTATAATAACGAATTCAATACGTCTTCATCTACCCCTACAGAAGTAAATGATGTAGATGATGATGTACCATATGAAGCACCTAAGATTGCTGTTAAAGCAGCTGTTAAACCAGTACAAACTGCTAAACCAGCTCACGTAGCAGTTGAAGATACTGAGAACGATGATAAGGTAAAGGCAATACTAGAAGGTTTAGATAACCTCTAAGCTAAATGACTGAAGAACAACGCAGACAACAAATTATGCAAGCTCGCCAGCAGGCCATGAACCGGCCTGCTGCGCCTGCTATGTCAGATGCAGATGCTGAAAGAATAGCCGGTAATACTCAAGGCTTGACTAAAGAGCAAATGATTGCTATTGCTATGCTTGGCAAGATGGTATCTAATGATATAGGCGGTATTAAAAAGAACGCTGTTGGGGATAGCCTTAAAGTAACGGATGTGGATATGTCTAAAGTTATGCCTTCAAATGTTATGAGAGCAGCTGGTATGCAGATACCACCACAAGCACCACAGCAAAGACCGCCTCAACAACCTGTTTATCAGCAACCTGCACCTCAACAAGTAGAGCATAATAATTTTCAGTTTGTTGCACCGCCCGTGCAGCAGGAACAAGCAATTGTTCAACCATATTCTGATCCTAACCAATTAGAGTTTGATTTAAACAAAAAAGTTCAATACGAAGATATCATGAATGCTATTGATAATCTT